TTTTTAATTTTTTTTTTATTATTAATTATATTTTCCTAAGAAAGAGACCTATTTCTGATTAGTAATAGAAACAGTACCACTAAGTCTAAGTTTATATCTAACAAATAACTGTCCAACCGTTTGGCTAGCAGTGCATCCTTGTGTCCCAACACATACCTTCCCAATAATGTAGTCGGATAAAGCTGCTCTACCTAACTCAGACTCATTAGAAGTGATGGTTGTGATTGTGGTAGGTTTAGTTACCTTAAAACGTTTGGGAGCGCCCAATGCATCACAAATAGCATGCTTAGGTACCATAAATGAAACTATGTTACCATTTGGCGACCCAAATTTTTGTAAATACCTGCCACCTTCACCACCAGCGTAAACTGGGGCAAAAAGTGCCTGCTCACTAACTAACATCTGAGCTAGAGTAGTCGGGTCATCATCAACCAAGTCTTCATAAAAGGCAATGCTTAAAGATCCAGTTGTAGTAGTAGGAACGGAAGGAACGTAAGTAACCTCCCATGCTAATACTTCGTATGATGAAAATGCATTTGCCATATTTTGCAGCCAAGCGAAATTGGCGTTCATAGGGAAACAAAACTCCGTTTGAACACCAAAAGCGCCGGCTGTGCTGCTAGCAGTAATGGTCATCAATGGTTCAGTCTTCTCAACTATCATTTGACTACCCATGGGTCCCAAACTCATACTGGCGGAACCAGTACCAAGGTTTGAAAGAGCAAAAGCTTGTCCTCCGATGGTAATATTGTTATATCCGGGAGTACCAGTACGCTTCTTACCTTTCCCACGTTTGACATTTAATTTCTTGACGACATCCTGAAACTCATCTTTGACCTCGTTAAAACTGTTTATGAACTTGCTGATTTTATTTTTCTTGTCCTTCACGTTCAATGCTGCTTTTAAAATGTTGGCCGCCATATCTACTAATTAAAAAGTAAAATAATGAAGTGAATTTAATAATTAATAAAGAAATAATAAGATATATATAATAATCTATGCTAGCTGGTTAAACTAACTAATTTAATTTGTTCGATTGTTTTCAACCAGGATTGACACCTCACTATAATCCTGTTGATGTGTGTACTCACATGACCCTAAATTCATAGTCCTAAAACGATTTTCAAGCATAAGTTGAGTATCAGGTAAAATTCCAAAAGCGACCCAAAAACTATACCGACTGTAATCAGTAATTACATTGGCATTATTAATTTTTGGTATCATTCGGGAAAATCCACTCTGTCTAAAATCGTTTAAGGTTGTCTCATTTTTGGTCATTACAATATTGGTAGTGGGAAACATTTTGTAGAATTCTTGAAAAACAGGAATACCAGCAGTTAAAGCTAAACCACCATGATGCATGGCGTCTAACCAAAGGGCTCGAGTGCGCTCATTATTAAGGCTCAATGTACTTGTTAAATCCTTACTAAGAGAGACCCTCGGGTCACGCACCATCCTCCAGCCAATGCCATCAAATACAGGCTGTGTTTGGCAAAAACTGATTTCCTCAAATTCATACACTGGGTTCTCCACTTTCATGGTGTACCCAACATCAAGAAACCAAGGCTGTATTTTGTTTATTTTACTAATTTGTGCTTTTTCAATAATTAACATGCAATCATCACCATTATTAGCAAGCCGAAACTTACTAATACCTTGGCTTTTGCAATAACAATATACCATGGCACACATTAGTAGACAATTACCACTAGAAGTGTTCATATCACCAGACATGCGACACCCGTCGGTGGTGTACTTGACAAATCCATCATTTAGCCAAGATTTCCCTTTGTTTTTCAATTGATATGACAATAGTTTCCCAACCTGTTTCTTTGAGGAGCAGAGAAGACGCCACACTGAATGTTCCCAAGACAAAGCTTGAGTTGAACAATGTTGGTCAAACCTACTAGCATCCATACCAATGGCAACAGGTTGTCTGAAATCAGACCACATACCATATAAATGTTTAGCACTGGTAACACAGTCATAACCTTTTAAGACCGTTGGACCACCATAAATTTCATCAATTAGTTTGAATAATGGTTTTTCCAAATGCTTAATGTGTTTACCCAGTGCAGCTGAGTACCTAAAAGTACGAGGTTGTATAACTCTAGGACAAGGATCTATTTTAGCACTAAAATTAATTTTCTCTACTTTAACAAAAGCTCCAATACTTGCATCCCTGGGGGTAACTGACTCTTTAAACAGTGAATCACAAGCTTGTTGATATCTTTTCTTCTTAGCGCCGGAGTACAATGAAACAAAAGCCTCATCACTCAACGGAGGAATAGGAAAAGAAGAGTCATTTCTGACTCTTTTCTCAATAAGTTCGTAAAACGGATGCATAGTGCTGGAAAAATAACCCTGAGACTTTGGCTTAGGGCATGCTTTAAGTCCACCGACGTTGTCAGGAACAAATAACACACGTTCAGCTAAAGCCCTCTGGAGATTCTTCAGGGTGTTCGAATGCGCCCCAAAACGCACATCAGAACATATACCAGAGTACCTATAGTAACTACTATTTCTACTCTTCAGTGGTGTCCTAGGAATAACTACCAACCCACTGATTGGACCATGGATGATACTGGTCTCAATCATTGGTAGTCTCCTTAGGCACCCCTAATACGACCCATCGAGACCCAAGTGTGTTAGGGCCTCATGGAAAGTATCAGTTTTCAAGTTTCCAATTTCATCACAAATTGTGTGTTGGTGACGGGGAAGAAAATACATAGTGACTGCCACATGATAATTCTTAACAGCATCACAAATTCTCATTCCCAGACCACCTTCACTTACAGGAGTGATCATATAGTCACGAATCAACTTATCTATGACCATTTTGTTAGCAACAGTTTTTGTTAATATGCCAACTTTCATTTCAGCATACTGTATAGATTTTACTATTGCAGACATTCCCCTGTATCGTAATCTCTTTTTCAACTTGGCGGTAGTAGCCTTCAATACTAACATTTCTGTTACATCATCAACATCGTGGCTATCATTTACCACCGCAACCATATCTTTCCTCAATCTGTACAACTCTTGTTTCTTAAGCCAATCATTGTATAACTTAATTCCAGATCCAATAATAACAGGGATAGCGATTTCCAATCCGAGTAAAATCATTGTGAAC